AAATGATCGAGAAGATCCAGGCCCGGTTCCCAGGTCACTCGGTGGCGGTATATCCCGACGCCAGCGGGCAGAACACCAGCAGCAAAAACGCGAGCGAGTCCGACCTTTCGCTACTGAAGAAAGCGAAGTTCACAGTGATCGTCGACTCCACAAACCCGGGCGTGAAAGACCGTGTGAACTCGGTGAACGCTATGTTCCTGAACGCCTACGGCGAGCGTCGCCTGAAGGTGAACATCGATCAATGCCCCCAGCTAACACTGTGTCTTGAGCGACAGACCTACACCGACAAGGGTGAGCCGGACAAAGATCCGAAAAAGGGTCACGACCACATGAACGACGCTGCTGGTTATTTCATTGCCAAGCGTTATCCGATCAAAGCGATCGTCACCTCTATCAAAATGGGATACGCCCGATGAGCAACGACGTCTCCTTCAAGCGGGCGGATTACATCGAAGCGCTGGGCCGCTGGGCTACCGTCCGCGACGTCTGTGCCGGTCAGCACCGGGTTGTCGATCGACTCCCGTACATCAACGCACACGACAAGTCGCCGGAGAACGAAGACCGGAACCGGGCTTACCGCGAGCGGGCAGTGTTCAAGAACGCTACTGGGCACACCCGTAACGGGTTGCTGGGCCTGGCCTTCCACAAGGACCCAACGCTCACGGTGCCGAAAAAACTGGAATACCTGCAGGACAACGCCAACGGTTCTGGCGTCAGCATCTACCAGCACTCCCAGGGCACGCTTGAAAAGGTGCTTGAGGCCGGACGGCATGGGCTGTACGTCGACTATCACCAGGACGACGGCATCGGCGGGCACTCGGTGATCCTGTCCTACTGTGCTGAAGACATCATCAACTGGCGCACCGGGATGGTGAACGGACACAGCGTGTTGACGCTGGTGGTGTTGCGTGAATCGCCTGAGATTCCCGACGGCTTCGGTTTCAAGACGGCCGAGCAGTACCGGGAACTGGCGCTGGAGGACGACGGTTTCGTTTGCCGGGTCTGGCGCAGGTCCGGGCCGAAAGGTGGCGGGCCGCTGGCGGTCACCGAAGAGTTCAGGCCTGAAGGTGTCACCGGGCGCTTCAAAGAGATCCCGTTTACCTTCGTCGGCGCGCAGAACAACGACCCGAGCATCGACGAATCACCGCTGTACGACATCGCCATGATCAACCTGGGCCATTACCGGAACAGCGCCGACTATGAGGACAGCGTTTTCTGGTGTGGACAGGCCCAGCCTTGGATCAGCGGCTTGGATGAGCAGTGGCGCGACTGGATGGAGAAGAACGGCGTCTATGTCGGCTCCAGGGCGCCAATGATGCTGCCGGCCGGTGGCCAGTTCGGCTACGCGCAGCCATTGCCCAACACACTGGTCAAAGAGGCCATGGCCGACAAAAACCAGATGATGATTGAACTGGGCGCGCGGATGGTGGTGGCGTCACTTGCCACCAAGACTGCTACGGAGTCCCGTGGCGATCAGTCGGCTTCCACTTCGGTGCTGGCCGGCTGCGTGGCAAACGTCAGCGAGGCTTACACCCGAGCAATCATGTGGTGCTGTGCCTACATGGGCATCGCTGATAAGAAGGTTGCCTACCAGGTGAATCAGGAGTTCGTCGAGTTGACGGCTGATCCGCAGATGATCACCGCCCTGGTCGGCTTGTGGCAGAACGGCGGATTCGCGAAGGCTGACCTTCGGGCCTACCTGCGGAAGCTGGGCCTGATCGCGCCAGAGCGCACTGACCTGCAGATCGACGGCGAATTGCAGGAGCAGGGCGACGGCCTGGGCCTGGACAACGAGGACGCACCAAATGGCGGCAAACCAAGCAATCCATGACGCCACCATCCGGCACGCGGTCTTCCTCGAAAAGCTGAAGGCGGGGGAGGTGGGCAAGTTCGCCCCCTTCCTCAAGGAGATCGATCGCTCGATCCGCGACCGGCTGACCCAGTCGGACCTGACCGAGTACAACGTCAAACGCCTTGAGGCGCTGCTGAAAGAGGTGGATAGCCTGCTGCTGGGCATATTCGACCGCTACAGCGCGCTACTGAACCTCGACTTGGTGGATATCGCCAACTATGAGGCAGAGTTCGAAGCGACCAGCCTTGCCCGGTCGGCGCCGGTTGGGGTTTCGCTGGATGTGGTCGCCCCGACGGCCGCGGCAATCCGAACCGCAGTGCTGACGAATCCACTCAGCGTGCGCAGCACCGGCGGCGGGAAGTTGCTGAAGGCCTTCATCAAGGGTTGGACCGGCGCCGAGCGAGAGCGCGTCACCGGCACGATTCGGCAGGGTTTCTTCGAGGGGCAGACGAACTTCCAGATCATCCGCAACATTCGCGGCACTAAGGCGGCAGGCTACAAAGACGGCATCCTGGCGACCACCAACCGCAATGCCAGCACGGTCGTACATACCGCGATTCAGCATGTGTCGTCTCAGGCGCGCATGGAGGTGGCCAAGGCCAACACTGACATCGTGGAAGAAATCCAGATGGTGGCCACGCTGGACAGCAAGACCAGCCAGCAATGCCGCTCGATGGACAAGCGCAAGTTTCCAGTGGATTCAGGCCCAAGGCCGCCATTCCACCCGAACTGCCGCACCACGTTTATCTTGCTGACAAAGCTCAGCGCGATGTTCGCCAAGGGCGCTACCCGGGCTTCGGTGGGCGCCAATGGCGGGCAGCAGGTCAGTGCCGACCTCGACTATTACCACTGGCTTCAGCTTCAGCCTGCAGCGTTTCAGGACGTGGCCATCGGCCCGGTCCGGGCCAAGCTGTTCCGGGAGGGTGGATTGACCGTGGAGCGCTTCGCGGAGCTGCAGCTTGATCGCAACTTCTCGCCGCTGACGCTGGTGCAGATGAAAGGGCTTGAACCGCTGGCATTCGAGCGCGCCGGAATTTAACCGAACACATTCAATCAGCCGCCTCCGGGCGGTTTTTTATTGCCTGCAAAGCGGGCGAAACATACCCAAGGGGTGCATCAACGTGGCAGAAGAAAACGAAATCGACCTGGAAAACCCGGCAATCAAGGCCGCTATCGCGACTGCCGTTGAAGCATCCGTCTCGGGTTTGAAAACCAAGAACTCGGAGCTGCTGGGTAAGCTGAAGGAAACCTCCGGCAAGTTGACCCAGTTCGAAACCCAGTTTGAAGGCATCGACATCGATGCCGTCAAAGGTCTGCTCAGTCGGGCGGGCCAAGATGAAGAAACCAAGCTGCTGACCGAGGGCAAGGTGGACGAGGTCTTCAACCGTCGCACCGAGCGCCTGCGGGGTGACTACGACAAGCAGTTGAAGACCATCAGCGAGCGTGCCGAAAAGGCTGAGTCCTTCGCTGCCAAGTTCCAGGGCAAAGTCCTGGGCGACTCGGTGCGCGGCGCGGCACTGAAAGCCGGCGCACTGCCGGAAGCAACCGACGACATCATCCTGCGCGCCAAAGGCGTGTTCACCCTTAACGAAGATGGCGATGCAGTCGCCGTTGATGAATCCGGCCAGGTCATCCTCGGTAAAGACGGCAAGACCCCTTTGACTCCGCTCGAATGGGCTGAGTCTCTGCGCGAAAGCGCACCTCATCTGTGGCCAAGGGCTTCAGGGACATTTGCCCCGGGCGGGGGTGGCGGCAAGGCTGCATTCAAGCGCTCCGAAATGACCTCCGAGCAGAAGCGCGACTTCCAGCGCAAGCACGGCCAAACCGCATATCTCGCATTGCCCAAGTAAGGGGATTGACCCATGGCTACAACCGTAAACAGCGACCTGATCATCTACAACGATGAGGCGCAAACCGCATACCTGGAGCGCGTACAGGACAACCTGGATGTGTTCAACGCATCGTCCAACGGCGCGATGGTGCTGGACAACGAACTGATCGAAGGCGACTTCCGCAAGCGCGCCCTCTACAAGCTGAACGGGTCGTTGGAACACCGCGACGTCAACTCTGACGGCAAGGTAACTGCCAAGAAGATCAGCGCCGGCGAAGCTGTTGGCGTCAAGGCACCCTGGAAGTACGGCCCGTACCAAACCACCGAAGAGGCGTTCAAGCGCCGCGGTCGTCCGGTCGAGGAGTTCTCCCAGATCGTCGGCGCCGACGTTGCTGACGCGACCCTGGAGGGCTTTATCCAGTACGCAACTGCCGGCCTGCGCGCCGCTATCGGCTCCAACGCGGACATGGTGGTCTCCGCCAACATCGAAACCGATGGCAAGAAGACCCTTACTCGCGGCATGCGCAAGTTCGGCGACAAGTTCGGCCGCATCGCACTGTGGGTCATGCACTCCAGCGCCTATTTTGACATCGTCGACGAAGCGATCACCAACAAGATCTACGAAGAAGCTGGCGTCGTGATCTACGGCGGCCTGCCTGGCACCCTGGGCAAACCGGTACTGGTGACCGACACCGCGCCGGCGGACGTGATCTTCGGCTTGCTGCCAAACGCCGTGACCATTACCGAGTCTCAGGCCCCAGGCTTCCGCTCCTACGAAGTGAACGACGAAGAGAACCTGAGCATCGGCTACCGCGCTGAAGGCACCGTGAACATTGATGTGCTGGGTTACAGCTGGAAAGCCACCACCGGCGGCTCTAACCCAACCCTGGCCGCAGTCGGTTCTGCTGCCAACTGGATCAAGCATGCGGGCAGTAACAAGGTCACCGCTGGAGTGATGATCACGCTCACTGCAACGCCTCCGGTCACTGGCGGCTAAGCCCCAAACTCAACGCGCGGTCAGCGATGGCCGCCTTGGAGAAACACATGGAACTGACTTACAGCAACCAACTGAACGGCTTCGACCCGGAGAAGCGTTACCGCAATCCGGAACACTTCGATAAGCCGGAAGCTGGTGTCACCAGTGTGCTGGTGATTGGTGATTGGCCCCGCGTAGTCGACGCTTATGAAGCGGCCGGCATCGACGTGTCGGTGAAGGAGGCGAAGCGGGTGCAGATTGCTGGCGCGGCCAACCAGGCCGAACTGGAAAAAGTCATCGCGGCTTTGCGTGCTGAATATGGATCGATCCAGAACCTTGTTGATGGCCTGGATGCTGGTGAGATTCACCGCCCCGAGTCAGGCGAACTGGCGTTGCGCTTGTTTGAAGTGCTGGGCACCATTCATGGCTCGGTTGGCGAACTGACCACTGAGCGTGACGGCCTGCTCCTGACGATCGACGAATTGCGCGGCGAGATCGAAGCGCTGAAGAAGACCGCCGTCACGCCGCCGGCTGATGAGGCTGGAGAAATCGCTGCGCTGAAAGCAAAGCTCGATGAGGCCAAGGTCCAGTACCGGACCAATGCCTCGAAAGACTCCTTGGAAAAGCTCGCCGCTGATCTGCCCAAGGCGTGATACTGCTGGCTGCCGGTGACCCGGTGGCCAATCTTCAAACCATTCCAGCGAGTTGACGCATGACACTCATCATCGAGGACGGTACCGGCAAGCCTGACGCCGAAAGCTATGCGAGCGCGGAGGATCTGGCCCTGTATGCCGTGAAATTCGGCACGGTCATCCCTGCGGGTATCCCTGAACAGGAAGCGCTGCTGCGCCGGGCCGCCTTGGCGATGGATGGCATGACGTGGAAGGGGCGCAAGATGAGCAGCGAGCAGGCGTTGTCCTGGCCGCGCCGGGAAGTGCTGCTGGATCATGAGATCAAGCCGAACAACTACCTGCCGGCTCGCATCCAGTACGGCCAGATGGCCCTGGCCGCCGAGATTCATCAGGACGATATCGACCCGGTGGAGAAGCGCAAAGGCGCGGTAACGCTGGAGCGTGTCGAAGGTGCGGTGACTCGCGAGTACGCGACTATTCCGAACACCAGCGGCCGACTGCTGCCAGCGGCGCCTGATCGACCCAGTGCTACGCAGTTTTCCGACTATTTACAGCGGCGCGGACTATTTGCCGTCAGGGCCTAGAATGGGCACCTGGAAACGATCTTCAATATTCTGGCCTGGTGATGGATGGAGATAGTTGATTTGCTCGTAGATCTAATTTCACTAGCTTTGATTTTAACAGGCATCACAGAGTGGTTTTTTCTGTGGCTGATTCTGTTTTTTAGCGTATCAGTGCGAAACCAAAGTTTGTATCGAAGCAGGCGACGAATGATTGCGTTATGCAGTCTGCCTTTGATTGCACTGTTTCAGGCGGTTATGTCGTACAAGTTTTACGACGATAGCCACAGCAACTGGCTGATTGTTTTGTCTGCGGCGGCAATTCCCGCATTTGCTCTTCTATATTTGCGTGCTTTCTTTTTAAAGAAATCAGACTTTATCCACTAGAAACTTCTGGAGAAATCATGGCCACCTTCTACGATGAAATGGCCGTGATGGCTCTGGAGATGATCACAGAGTTCGGCCAGCCCGTGACCATCAGCAAGACGGAGCCGGGCGAGTACGACCCGGAGACGGGCGGCGAAGCGCCTGGCGCCACCGTCGAGCAGGCCGCCCAAGGCATCCTGCTCGACTTCACCGGTCAAGAATTCCAGAACAGCAGCCTCATCAAGCAGGGCGACAAGAAGCTCAAGATCGCCGCGCAGGGATTGGTTTGGGTACCGGGCCTACTCGACAAAGTTGTGGCCCAGGGCCGCACCTGGTCAATCGTCCCTCCGCTGAAAGAGGTCAACCCCGCCGGCACGCCGATCCTGTATGAGCTGCAGGTGCGGTCATGAGCCGGGCAGGCGCCGGTCAATCTGGCGGTTTCGCCCTGAGCCTGGCCGAGTTCGCCGCCCAAACCAGCGAAGCCATCGACACCAGTGTGCGCGAGATCATCATCGAGGTCGGCAGCAGCCTGATCCGCATGTCTCCCGTGGGTAATCCGGAGATATGGGCGCAGAACGCTGTGGCGACCCAGTACAACAAGGCCGTCGACGATCACAACAGCGCACTGCGCAGTGATCCGGCCAACCTCACGAAGGGTGGCAGACTCAAGAAGGGCCGCAAGCTCAACGACGGCATGGACATTAAAGCGCCCGAAGGCTACGTCGGCGGCCGGTTCCGGGCGAACTGGCACATATCGCTTGGCGTGGTAGAGAGCGTCACCTTTGATG